AAAGATTTAACATATTAGAAGCTGAAAGCAAGGAAACACGGAAGTTTACAAAAGACGAGCTAAAAGAAATAATTAACATTTATAAAAAAAAGATTAAACAATAGTTGCTATATTAAAAAGAATAACTATATTTGACCAAACAATTAAAACTTAAATTATGTCAGTAACAAATTTTGAAGAGTTCACACACGAGCTCACAAGCGATGAAATGGAGATTCTGCCTATAGTAGTTCACGGATTTCGTAATTACAAAAAGGAAAATCCGATTAAAGCAGAATTAATCGTTAGTAGGTTAAACGATTATTTAGAAAAGCATCCATATTTACACCCAAAAATGACTCAACCGCGTTTACGTAAAATGGTTAACTATATACGTACAAACGGCATTATTCCTTTAATAGCTACGTCTAACGGCTATTTTACAAGCGATTGTAAGGAAACTATCCAAGAGCAAATTAAAAGCCTTCAAGAACGAGCTAACAGCATTGAACGATGTGCAACTGGATTAAGAAAATTTTTATGATGCGAAAAAATTTACAAAAAACAATTAAAAATAATTCAAGAACTGAGAATGGTTATGTTACTTATATTGTTTTAGATAGGTTTGGATTTTTTAAAGTTGGAAGAACAAAAGATTTTAATAGTCGAATAAGACAAATAACCACTGCTAATCCTCACGTTGTAACTTTCAAAGTAATTAATTATGATTGCGAAAATGAAATTCACGAAATGCTTTCTAACTGCAGATATAAAAATGAATGGTTTGAGTTCTTAACTGATTATAAAGAAATAAATAACCCAGTATTTGATTTTATGGATTACACGTATTTTAATATTTTATTATTTATATCAATGATAAATAAACACGGAATACAAAAGGCAAAACAATACTTTTCGGAAATAATGTTAAATAGATTTAAGCATATTTATTGTAAATTTTAACATTTATCAATTGTTATATTAAAAAATATAGTTATATTTGTGAACGTTAAACATTTAATTTATTTATTATGAAAAAGTTATTAGAAATTCAGGCAGAATTAAAATGTCCAAAGGGAAGTTTAAACAAGTTCGGAAATTACAAGTATCGTAGTGCTGAACAAATTTTAGAATCCGTTAAACCATTGTTAGCAAAACACGGAGCAACATTAATTCTTAGTGATAGTATTGAACAAGTAGGAAACAAGCTATTTTTAAAAGCAACAGCAACGTTAAAATGCGAAGGTGGTATAGCTGAAGTGTTAGGATGGGCGGAACTTGGAGAACATAAAGGAATGTCAAGTGAACAATGTACTGGCACGGCTTCAAGTTACGCTCGTAAATATGCTTTAAATGGTTTGTTCTTAATTGATGAAACTGAAAGCGACCCCGATTCAAAAGACAATACTAAAAACACGAATAACCCCGATAGTATTTCAATTAAAAAAGAAATAGAAAAATACAAAAACCCGGAAAAAAACGAAAAGAAACCAATATCTTCGGAGCATTTTCAAAAAGCTATTGTAGCAATTCAAAAAAGGGATTATTCAGTAGAAGAACTAAAAGCAAGGTTTGAGTTAAACGAATTACAAGAAAAAGCACTTTTATTGTTATGAAAACCGTATTACAAAAATTAATACATTCTTTTGAGATTGATAGAATGCAAAGTTCATATACAAAAGAACAAATGATAGAATTGTTAACTTACAAGTTAGAAGAAGAAAAACAGCAAATAATGAATGCTTACGAGGTTGGTTCTGATAATGGTTATAAATTAGGATTAATTGCTGAATTTGAAGAACACGCAACAATTCCAACAGCAGAGCAATATTATTATAGCATTATTGAAATTATATTATGAAAATAAGATGTTCCCAAATTGGTAAATTGATGACCTCTCCTAAAACAAAAGGGGAGGTCTTATCTAAAACCACAAAAACCTACATTCAGGAACTTGCAATCGAACATAAATACGGAATCCGTAAGGAGTTTTGGAGCAGGTACACGGACAAAGGTAACGAAGTAGAAGATGAAGGAATCGAATTGGTTAACGATGTTCTTGATTTAGGTTTTATCTACAAGAATGACGAGAATCTAACCAATGACTACTTAACAGGAACTCCCGACGTAAACACGAATGAAATTCTTTTAGATGTCAAGTGTTCTTGGGATGCTACAACGTTTCCTTTTTTCGAGACTGAATGCCCTAACAAAGATTACTACTACCAATTACAAGGTTATATGTGGTTGTCGGGTAAAGAAGAAGCGTTATTATGTTATTGCTTAGTAAATACACCTTTTCAAATCGTAGAAGATGAGGTTAGGCGTGAACATTGGAAGCAAGGGTTAATAGATGAAAGTTTAGATGTAAGAGATTTTGTGCAGAAGAAACATAACTTTAATCACATACCAAAAGAAAAGCGCTTAAAAGTCTTTAAAATAGCAAAAGACGAAAGCGTAATAGAACAAATTAAAGAACGAATAGAGTTAGCAAGAGAATATTATAACAATTTAATTTTAGAATTATGAATGAAGATTTAAAAGTAATGGGTTACTACAAAAACACGACCCGAGAGCAAATCGTACAAATCAAAGACTTTAAAAGAGATAAACTTTGGTACGAAACAATAAGACAAGATGAAGCAAACACAATAAAAGAGTTCTGCTGTTCAACGGATAGATTTAAAAGGTTATATATTAAAACAAAGTAAAAATGGAAAAAAGAGAAAACAGCGGAGCGTTATTTACTAACGACAAAAGAGAAAAGGAAACGCACCCGCATTACAACGGAAAAGCTACAATAGGTGGTATTGAGTATTATGTTAGCAGTTGGGTTAAGGAAGGTAAAAACGGAAAGTTTCAAAGTTTAAGTTTTAAACCCGTTCAGGAACAAGCGAAGCCAACAGGAAGACCGCAATACGGAAAAGAATTTGACGATTTTTTAGGTAACTTATGAATTACGCAGCACAAGTATTAAGCGAAGCGAATGAAGTAACACGGGCAATGGTTAAACAGTACCTACAAAAACACGAAATCAGCTTGAATGCTTTTTCAAAAGAAGTAGGTATAAGACAACCTAATCTTCATAAGTTTTTAAACGGAAGTAACCTATCGAGTAAGTCAATAGAACGACTCGGGGAGTTCTTCAGTAAGTAAATTTTAAGGCGGAACGTAAAAAATTCCGCTTTTTTTTATTCTTTTTGTTGTTATATTAAAAAATATAATTATATTTGTTCAACAATTAAAACTATTTATTATGAAAAATTTATTTATGAATTGCCCGGAGTGTGATGGAGATGGTTATGTAACAATCGATTTAAACGATACGCATATCCCTTACGAACAAAACCCTGTTGATTTTACTTGTATGTCTTGCGATGGTAAAGGAGTAGCCTTAGACAAAGACGAAGTAGAAGACCGTATGGGAATAATAGAAGATATGATACAAGGGATGCAAACACGAATGAGATTACATTCAGATATGATAATGACTTGTAAGAAAGGTTTGTTACACGAATTGAGCGAAAAATACGTTTATAGGTTAGACACTTGCGCTCGTGGTTTAGGTCGTTTGTTGAACTATCAAAAAAAATTGTATAAATTAGCCGAAAATTAGGCTATGAATTTAATACTGATTGTAGCAGTTGCTTGGTGGTTTGTTAACTTCGAACCCTTGCAACTGCTTTTTGATTTTATATTTACTCAAATTAAAGTTACCCATTTATCAAACTATATTCATTCGTCTTTAGGGTGTTGGAAATGTTGGTCTTTTTGGCTAACATTTTTTTATTTAGGTAGTTTTCAATTAGCTTGTTTAGCAGCTTTAACCGCTTTTACTATAGATATATGTTTGAACAAATTGAACTTGAAGTAATTAACGAAATAAACGCTTCGCAAGACGTGGTGAAGTATTCAAAAGTTAGTTTGAATAAGTTAAAGAAGATTAAGGAACTAAAAACGGGAAAAAAGGATGGAGAATGTTTTTGCTCCAACGTTCGGAGACGGGTGTGGTTCAAAGATTTTATGTCGTGGTTTGAAAACAATACTTGACCGGTATATAAACACGAATTACGCTGAAATACGCAAATACACAAATTATTTTTTGGTGCGAATGAATAGCACCATAACAGCCGATGTAGTAATCAATAACGCTTATCTTTACTTAGTAGATTTAAACCCCGATATAAACACGGAAAACGAAGTTAAAAGCTATCTACTAAACACGATTAAAAAGCAAATCCTTTGGAACACTTCACAATCAAATAAAGACGAATCAGTCACGGCTATCGAATACACGAATAACGAAACAAATGACGATAGCGATTTAATATATAAAATAGAACAGGAACGCAAATATCAACTTCATAAATCCTGTATTGAAATTTATAGAAACACGATTCAAGATAGAATTAAATTAATTATTTTTGAAGCGTATTATGATAAAGGTTACACTACTTCACGAGCAATGGGTAAGTACTTCAACCTTCCGTACGTTACAGCGCATTATTGGATTAAAGAAATAAAAGAAGATTTGAAACGAATAAAACTTGAAAATGAAAATTAAAGACGAACACAAAGGAAAAGTAATTATTAAATATGATTCAGTTCTTGGACAAAGACGAATTGAAGTCGATAAACTTGACCCTAAACGATTCAATTACTATCAGTCAATCGGATTAGGTTACTTGTTTGAACCTGAAGCAATAAGTTACACGGGAATAGAACAAGAAGAAACCCAAGAACCTATCGAAGAAAAGCCAAAAAGACGAAGAAGAAAAAGTGAATAGCGTTTATTTAAAAAGCGATTATTACATAGTGTTTATGAATCCATCTAAACATAAATCAGATTGGAACGCTTTACGCTTGATAATGAAAGTAGCAGAAGTAAACTATTGTGTGTTTATTGACTACCGATTATATTCTTTAGAAATTCACGCAGTAGAAAAAGACGAATTCGAAACATATAAATATAACCCTAATTAATTATGCCAAAACCTAAACTAATAGAAACACCTGAAAAACTATATTCTTACTTCGAAGAATACAAAGAATACATAAAGACGAATCCAAGAACTATCGATAAAGCACTTCAAAGCGGTAAGATAGCCAAAGAAACATTAAGAGTGCCATTAACAATGGATGGATTCGAAATATTTTGCTTTCAAAAAGGATTTACTATTGAACATTATTTCAGAAATAGTAATGATTCTTATGGCGAATATTGCGGTATCTGCTCTATAATAAAGAAAGAAATAAGGGCAGACCAAATCGAAGGTGGAATGGTTGGTCAATACAATCCAAGCATCACGCAACGTTTAAACAACCTAACTGAAAAGACTGACATCACAACCGATGGCAAAGGAATCAACGAAATCAAAGTTAATATCATAAAACCAAGTGACACAAACACGAATGAATTGTAAACGCATCTATGGGGTAAGTATAACCTAAATGTGTATAAAGTGAGCAAATGGAGTTAAACAGCACAATAATCTTTGAAAAGAACTATAGCGCACTTCAAAACAATGGGGTGCGTTTCGTCATAAACGAGGGTGGTTCACGTTCAAGTAAGACCTATTCGCTTTGTCAATTACTAATCGTTTATAGTTTACAAAATCCGCAGAAGGTTGTTAGCATTATTCGGAAAACATTTCCCGCATTACGAGCAACGGTTATGCGTGATTTCTTCGAAATCCTAAAAGAACTTAACATCTATTCACAGGAACGACATAACAAATCGGAACACATCTATACGTTCGAAAATGGATCAATCGTTGAATTCTTTTCGGTTGACGATGAACAAA